GACTCCCCGGAGATAGCCGCCGTACGCACGATTACGTTAGCAAGGCCCTCCATCTCGGAGCTAGTGTACTTGCCCGTAGTGGCGAGGTCCGTAAGAACGTCCGCCGCCTTTCCCAGACCGGTACCCGTGGCGAGGGCGATACGCTGCGCCATGTCCTGCATGGTCGTAGCCGTAACACCCGCGTAATTGCTCGTGAGGACAAGAGCCGCGTTAAACTTCTTCGCATCCTCCGACGCTTGATAGAACGCGTACCCGAGGGCGGCCAGTCCCGCAGCACCCACGGTAAGGGGATTGATAAGGGCCGCAATGTACGTACCCACGGCACGAGCCGCAGGGCCGATACCGCCAAACATATCCTTAAGCTGTCCGCCCTGCTGCGTCAGAATTAGCAAGGGGCTTTGCCCGCCCGCCAACTGCGTAACAATGTCCGTCATCTGGGCCGGGACCATACGCATAGCCGCCGCTGTCTGCCGTGCGGATGCTGCGGTACTCCCTAGGGCCGCGTCTACCTTCTTCATTCCGCCGCTAGCCGTCTCTACGGCCTTAAGCTTATCGATATAGCCGGAGAGGGACGAGGTAACGCCAAGCTGCGCGGCCTTCTGTTCTAGAAGCTGCGCCCGCGTTTTCCCGAGCGTGTCCGCCGTGCGGATAGTCTCGTCCGCGAGCTTCTTAATAGCCCGTACGTTAGGCTCTACCCCGTTAGCCACTGCCTCTTTCATGGCAGCTTCTACGAGGGCGGCGGAGCGCTCCATCTGGGACATACTAGCCCCGATAGAGCTAGCGCCCGCCTTAATCTTATTTACGCCAGCTTCTACGCCCGTGGCGTCAACTGAGACCCGGACGGTAGTATTGTTCGTGCTATTTGCCATGCTACCCCCGGGGCGTCAGTGCCTCGCTAATCACATTGTTAATTTCCGCTGCCGCGTCTTCCTTCCTAGCCTCAAAGGCAGGTCGTACGAAGGGCCTAGGGGCGCGCTTGCTTGCGCCGTTCTCCAACCACCCCGCGAGGGCGCGGCGGGAAACCTTACGCCCTTTAGCACCCTTCGGCTTCGTGTCGCCCACAAACAGAACTTCATACGTAGCCAACCTGCCCGCAACGCTATCCTCTGGGATAAACGCTACCGTTAGACCCTGGGCCAAATCTCCCGTGTCTCTAGGGACGTACCGGAATATCTCGTTCTTAAACACCGTAGCGCCTGCTGCGGAGGCCCGCCGTAAAGTAGGCTCAGACACAGCAACCTCTAGGTTAGAGATAGCCTGCGTGAGCGCGTCCGGGTTCTCGATTGAGAATGTCTTAGCCATTACGCACCCCTTGTAGGTCTCTTGATAACCAGCTTCCGCTTACCCTTGGCTTTGGCCTCAGCGAGGTTAATGCCAAACACGTTGATTGCCATAGCCTCCGCAGAGGGCGGGCCGGATTTCACTTCGGGTTTGTAGCCCCAGTCTATGAAGTCCGTAGGCTTGTAGGGAGGTGTGTCTTTCGCCCGATTGACGTTAGCGATTAGGGCCGCGAGGGTTCCTGTACGCAGGTCCTCGATATGGTCCCCGAAAGGCTCGATAGAGTAGAACGCTACCCACTCCCCGAATTCAGACGAGGACATGCGGGCCTGGAGTTCCCTAACGGTGCACCCAAGTTTTAAAGCCAGCCGGAACCACAAAAGGCGCTCCGGACTGGCTATTAGTTTCCCTGTGCTTCTTTCTCTGCGTCTACGCCCAGCTTATTAACCTTCATCGCTTCCTGCGCGATAGCGGAGAGGGCCGTAGCGTTCTTCTGGCGAAGGACTTCAATATCGCCCGCCTCAAACATGGGCGCTCCGTCCGCGTCCACCACGGTAGCCGCAATGAGGCTTGCCTCAAAGTGGCTATTAGACTTATCGCCTGCGGTGATAGCAGCGTTAAACGCGTCGCGGGCCGTACCCGTGAGGGCCTTGAACCGGAGAACCAGCCCGAGGGCTTTTACTTCAATGTCGTGCACTTCGGATTCGAGTGCAGCAAAAAGGCTAGCTTTATCCATTTATTGACAGGCCTCGCAGCCTTCCTCAAAAGTGCAGAAAGCGGGGCGCGCTTGCGCCTCCGCGAGTAGCTTACGGATTACGGGTACGGCGTTAGCTTGAACCTCGTCCATAGCCTGCCGTACCACCTCCTCTACGTGATTAGTCTCCACCGACCACCAAAGTAATATCGCCCGAGATTGTCAGGCCGATAGCACCCGTGTACACGCCGTCCACCTTGGCGCTAATCGGGAAAGACTTAACGTACGCATCAAACGTAATCGTAGAGTCATCCGAGAGCGTGACTTGAAAGCCCTTCTTAGCGCCCGATTGCTTAACCGCGAGCAATGCAGCGTGCGTAGGGTCCGCGAGGTTAATGTTAGTCGTAAGGGTCAAGCTGCCCCAGTCCTGCAGACCGAGGACCTTTTCCTTAGCGGTAGAGTCCAGATCGGTAACGTCAATTTCCGATGCCGTGCCGTCAAAGCCCGAGATATCGGTAACGTTCTTAATGAACGTGGTAAAGACGGGAGTACCAGCCGTGCCGGTATCCATGCTAATGCGAGTGCCTTGTGCCGATTGTGCGGTAGATGCCATTATGCAATCCTAAATGTGACTGAGAAATCGAGGGAGGACGAGTAAAGTAGGGTGTCGTCCTCAAACGTGCTAATAGGTGCGCCAATCGGCACGGCCTTTACTGCTGGGTTCACTAGAGCGGTAAAAGCCTGCTCCATAATTGCTACTGCTTCCGCGCGTGACTTGGAGAACACGGAAACCTGTACCCGAGCGTTCCGGAGTGCCGGGGCCTCTCCGTCCACAGTGGGGAACGATTGCCCGCCTACGGCGGTGTACGTGAGCCAAGGCGCAGTAGCTGGGGCCGGGGCGAGGTCTGGGTAGACCCGCCCGCCCGCGAGGGCCTGCAGGGCCGCGTAAATGATTCCTTCGGCTGTCATCCTGCGTTCGCTCCAGAGGTACAAGGCAAGTCCACGTACTCCCGCGTAGCGAGATTGGGCAGAGGTGCGCCGATATTGAACACTTGGCCCAGCACTACCGCGCGGTCCCCGTTGGTTACGTCTGTGCGGTACCGGATACGGATACTTGCTGCACCCGTGGCTACCTGCGTCCCGCTTGATACGGTCTCTTTGCCCGATAGCTGCAGCACTGAACCCCACACGGAGGCGTACTCCGTCCAGGTGTCGATAGGCTGCCCGAGTTCGTCCCGGCCAGTGGTGCGCCGCTGGAGGGATACCTTTGTATTGAGGGAACCCGCGAGGAGGCCGGAGGACATGCGGTAGAGGTTTTTTGTGCGCCTCATTGCAGCACCGGGGACCGGTAGCAGGTAAGGAGGGACACAGCCCCCACGCCTAACGGGTCGTCCAGCCCCTCCCGGTCCTCATAGAGAGCCGCGAGGACGAGGAGAACCGCCGTCTGTGCGTCCGGAGGGACGTTATCAATTGTCCAGGCCGGGTCCTGCACGCCAGCGTACTTCAGGACGATAGCGCTAGCAGCGGTAACGAGCCGGGTAAGCTCGGTATCGCTCTCTGCATCGGTAATGCGGAGTTGCTGCTTTGCTTGGTCCAGCGTGATAAGGTCAAGCGCTGCCATCTTTCGGGGCCTCCTGTGGTTTGTCGCCCGCAGGGGCGGGCGGTGCTGCTCCTGCCGTGGGCGGAGGCCCTGCAGCGTCCCGCTTTGCGAGGGCCGCCAGCGAGTAGTTCTGCTGCTGTAGGTACGGGGTATCCCCGCCAGTGGTAGGCATGTAGCCCAGCTTTGCCCGGGCCTCGTCAATCGCCAGAATCCCCGCGCCCGTGGCCTTTGTCAGAGAGTCGATTAGCGCAGTACCATCCATACGGACAAGTCCGTCTATATCCATCTCAAAACCGGAGTCGTCCGGGACTGCCAGGGCGTCGTCCAGCAGGCATTCGATATTCTCGATATGCGCCTGTAGGCAGTCGCTATAGTAGGCGGCCTCGTTAATCTCATTGCTCTTAGCTACGGAGGACCCGGAGGTAGCCCCGATCTTCTGCAGCGGTACATGAAAGCACCGGGCCACATCCTCTACGGAGAAGTTAAGCTGCTCGATAACTTGCGAGTCCGCCGCAGACATAGACATAGCTTGATACTTGAGGTCGTCCCCGAGGACAGCAACGCTACCTGCGTTACTACCCGTGAACTTCTCCGCCCAGTACGCCTTAAGCCTACCCGCCACCTCGTCAGAGATTTTGTGGGGGGTAGTCAGAACGCCCGAGGGGCGGGCCGCGTTTGCGAAGAAGGCTGCGGAGTTCGTACCGATGTTTGTAGCGGTAAGAACCGATGCAGCACACGCCGTAAGCGGTGACATACCAATAAGCGGATGCCAGCTACAGACGCCCCTATCGTGGATAATGTCCCGGGCCGGTACGGTGTACGCCTCAAGGGGCGAAACCTGCAACGGGGACATAGTAATCTGGTAATAGACTGACTCGTCCGGGGCCACAAGCGGAACCACGTACTTAGGGTTTAGCACCTCAAGTGCCACAGGGGAGCCGGTAGCGTCCCGACGAATCAGGACGTACGTGTTACCCCACTGCAGCTTACTCGCTACCCATTGCTTAATGAACTGCGCCCGCGTCTGGTACGCATTGGGCTTTTTCATAAGCTTTGTATAGCGCGGGGCGGTGAACTCCTGCCATACGCCGTTAGTGAGCTTGACGTACTTAATGCGGAGCTTTGATACGTCCGAGGAGATAAGGTCCACGCACGCGTACACGGCGGAGCTAGCCAGCATCCCGTCCCGCGTGGAGAGTTCTTTACTCTGGCTCCATGCACCCGTGAACGGTTCCCGAATGAACGACCCGCCACCGGGCACGCCCACGGACACCGCCCCGATAGGTACGGCGGGCTTGCGCTTTGCGGCTTTGGTAAATTCGATGCCAAAGAATTTCATGCGCTTTCCTTAGCTTTTGCCTTTGCGGCTACCTTTGCGTACCCCATAGCGACCAACACGCGCGCCTCAAGGGGTGCAAACTCACGCGTAGTCCCCTTCTTAAACACCGGGGTAAAATTAACGTCCCGGAGAGCAGTAACCGATACTTTGTTAGACATACAGCCCTCCGGGCCAGCAATTTAGTTAAACCGTGGCAAGCGTCCAGGCTCCTGCAGCCTTGACGTACCGCTTTCCATCCTTCGAATCCAGAGCGATGCTCCCGTTAACGCCTACTGCTACGTCCGGAGCGCTGCCCTTGAACTGGAGGACAATGAGACCGACCTTAACCGCCGTGTAAAGCGGCAAAATGTCCCGAGGTTTGAACGCCATAAGGTATCCTTAGTAATGCCCCGCCGTTAAGCGGGGCGTTTGCCTTACGCGCCGTACGCGACGCCCGAGATTTGGCCCGATGCCAGGGTGCGGCGCTTCTGCCAGTTGATGAACTGCTGAATGCGCAGAGCCACGAGGCCATTCTGGAACATCGAGACCGGCTGCGCCGTGGTAGCACCTGCGGGAGCGCTGTCCATAATAATGCTTGCTTCAGTCGAGATATCGATCTGCGGGCCTGCGTCTTCCGAGAGGAAAATTTCCGACTGGATGAACAGGTCAATAACGTTACCGGCCACGTTGTTAGACGTGATAGCGCGGATACCCAGAAGCGTACCGCCGTCCATGCTCATAGTCGGGAACGCGACTTGACCCAGCGGAGTAAGCATCGTGGCGATAGCCAATGCGCGGGCCGGGGACATAACCAGAACCGCCGATTGCAGGTTATAGTTAGCCGCAATGAACGGCGCTACGAGTGCCTGCACGTCCTTACGCAGCGACTCGTAATCCGTGCCGGTAGCCGGAACGGCGGTAACGCCATTCAGGAGACCAGCGGGCGAGACGTTAGCGACAGCCGCAGCATTGCCGAGAAAGGTAGCGTCCAGACCTTGAGACGTAGCTTCGAGCAAGTCCGCTTGAACGAGTGCTTCTGCAGCCGGATTCGAGAAACGGATAAGCTCGTCCGAGAGGACCGAGATAGCGCCGACCTTCGTCCACTCCAGGAACACACGGTTAAACGCAGCTTGCGTAACCGGCTTAGGCTGCGCCTCGCCCACCCAGCCCACAGACGTACCGCCCGTTTGGCCTGCGATGGTCACGTTAAACGGGACCTTACGCAGATTCAGACGACCAAGGACCGTCAGCGGGTACAGAAGCTCGATAAAATCGCCGGCATATTGCTCCGGGTAAATCAAGTTACCGGCCCACGCTGCGACTTGCGTAGAACCCGCCGACACAGCCGCCTTCATAATGCCATTGACGATAGCGTCGTCTTTGTAATGCTCCGCCGCGAGGCGTTCCGCAACCATGAGATTGCCCTTCGACTTTGCGATGAGCATAGCCGTACGCGTGAACGCCGAACCCTTCGGGGCATTGCTCTTAACCGTGACAACAGGCGTAATGCCAGCGTCCGACACGGTAGCCACGGCCTTAGCTTGGGCGGCCATCGATGCTTCAACCGTCTTAAGGCGCGCGAGTTCCGCCGCCCCGTCCGTAAGTTCCTTCTCGAAACCGTTAAACGTGGTAACTTCCTCGTCCGTAAGCTGCACGTCTCCATTAACCGACTTCATAACGAGGGCGTTACGTGCTTCTTCAGCTTGCGCCAGACGTGCCGTGAGGGCCTTGATTTTTTCTGCGATCGACATTTAATAGTCCTTAATGATAACGACGAAACGAAAGGTTCAATTTGACCTGACGCGTGGTTTTTGCTTCTGGAGTAAGAACCACGGCCTGCGCCGGGTCTGGGGTTTCGCCTTCCGTTTCACCGGCTGGCGTTACTGCTCCGGGGTTTTCGCCCGGTTCTTTCGGGGTTACGTCCGGTACTTCGGCTACGGCAGTAGCCTCAGCCTTAAACGTCTCTACCGCCTGCAGCGCGTCCTCTAGGGACTTGACGGTTAGAATCTTTGCGTCCGCATTGCATGGGGTAGGCGTGAGGGAAAGCTCGTAAATATCGCTCTCGCTAATGAGAAGGCCGGACATATCCGGAAGCATCTCGCAACGGGTCGCAATAAAGCCGATGGAGACGCCCTTGATTAGGCCCGCCTTAAGCTGCGCCCATGCCCTATCAACTTCTGGTAGGTTAGGGTCCGAGGGTCCCACCTGTGCGGTGAACTCCAGCCCCTTGGGCGTGGCCTTCATTGCGATAACCTGCCCTACGGGCATCCGCATATCGTGGTTAGAAAGCAGCGGGAAGGGCAGGGTAAATTTCGCGCCCTCCGCTTTAACCACGTCTCCCACCCGATCTGGGCGGGGGGTGGACGCAATGCCGGTAATGAGGCGCTTATCCTCATCTACGGACACGTCCGAGAGGCCGGATGCGGCCTTTGTTTTGATATTAGCCATGCGGCCTCATAAGATTAGGAGTTGGTACTCTCGTTCCGGCTCTAAGTCCCCGGCTGCGAGAACCGTGGCCCCAGCCGCCATAACCAGGGCTACGAGCGGGTCTATACGCCCGGTAGCCTTCTGCTTATCGAGCTTGCGATTACCTGCGGGGTCCTTAATGACCACGCCGTTGGCGGCGGCCATTGTGAGGACGGGGTGCATTCCGTGAGCAATCTGGGAGTTTAGTAGCCACTCCTCCAGCACGTCCATAGCGGGGCTAATGGACTGGTAACCCTGCCCGAACTCAACGAGAGGCAATACGCCACCGTCTTTAGCCGCTACCTCCGTATCGATGCCAATATCTGCAAACTCCTTCCGGAGTAGATCGATACGCCACCGGTCATAGGCGATAGAGTGCATATTCAGGCCGGAGCAAATCTCCGCAATGTCTCGCGCTACGTACTCGTAGTCCACCGTCTTACCCGGAGTAGTCCGGATGTGGCCTTGCTTGGCCCACACGTCATACGGAGACCGGTCCTTGTGG